GCATATGGATCAATATAGACTCTCATGCGACCGTTCATAACACCAGCAAAGGTATTACCTGTGTCATCAACATTCAGGCTTGTTGACAGTGCAGGTGTATAATCCAGCATACCAGCTGCAGTAATTGCAGAAGCTACGTCTGAAGAACATACCATGAAGTTACCCTTACCTCTACGAGTCTGTTTAGCAATTACGTTTGCTTCGCGCTCGATTTGAAGGATAAGACCTTTAAACTTCTCAACTGACCAACGACCGTCGGCATCTGTTTGAACATCAAAGATACCATTGATTGCTGTGTTAGATGTCAAAGCACCTGTCTTAGCTTGCGAGTTAATGTTACGAATTACTTCGCGGTTGATTTCAGCCATGATCTCAGTTGACAGAATGTTTGCCAGCTCAGTTTCGGCATCCAGACCATGAATAGCTTTCAGGTCTTGAGCCAGTTCCAGCGAGTATTCAGCTTTCAGTGCACGTGACTTAGCAGTGACTGTTGCTTTCTCGATGGTGAAGCCCATTTCGTTGAACGAAGAACCACCGGTAGAACCGAGTGCTTCAGCGTCTGTTGTTGGCATACCGGCACCAGTTACAGGACCTACACGATCATTATCGATTGAAGAATCTGAGTTAGAATCTGTCAGACCTGAAAGACCCGAACCATCTGCACCAGGTGTAGCAGATGAGTCACCGGAGTAACCGACGTTAGCTTCATTAAACAGTGCTTCATCGTCTACAGACTGACCGTTAGCGGCTGTCTTGTAACGTGAACGCATTGCAAAGATCAGACCAGTTGGGCCTGACATTGGCTGAACACCGCAGATATCATATGCCATCAGATTTGGCATTGCACGACGTACGAGTGCGATCAGTACTGGGTTCCAGTTAGCTGCAGCACCTGTATTCATTGTAGGTGCGGCTTCGTTGATCATGCCTTCTTCTTTGAGGGCAATTTCTTGGTTTTCCAGAATTGCAGCTGTTACTGCTTTTCTGTGATTATCTTTAATGGCACCTGCAGACTCTTCATTGAGTACTGGGGCCCATTTTTCCATAAGCGTATCGTAAGATTGCATTTTACGGACTCCTAATTAGCTTGTTGCTTTGAGGGCTGCGAGATACTGTGCCATTGACCCAGAAGTTTCTACGACATCATCGCTTTCTTCTGTATCTAACTCAGCGTTCTCTGTTACTGTTACATCTTTAGTAAAGTATGATTCTTTAACTGTAGCTACTTTCTTAGTGAAAGTCTCTTCGTTATCGAATTCAATATCGTCTACTAAGGACTTAAGTTTTGCATGCTGGGTGTCTGCCAAGTCTTTAGCTGCTTCATTAATGATAGCATCGCGCTTCAGATTCTCGAGCTCTTCCTGCATAGCAATTGCTTTACCAGTTGTGTCGTTGAGTTTTTCTTCAAGCTCTTCAACTGTTTCGGCGAGTTCGTCAACAAGATCAATCTTGGCTTCTGGAACATCGATATAAGACTCTGTGAACAGATCTTTCAGATTGTTCATAAATCCTTCTGCGATTTCCGTACGAAGACCAGTTTGGATTGCAAGCTTGTTTTCTTCCATCCAGTTTTCAACTACGTAGTTAAGATAGCTGTCTACTTTCTCTACGAGTTCCTCTTTAGTAGCAGTTACTTCTGCATCGAGTTCTTCGTTATACTTTTCTTCAAGACGATCAATCTCTTCGGCCAGCTTCGATTTGATAGCTGCTTCAAAGATTACCTCTGCCTTTGCTTTAAAGTCCTCTGAAAGAGTAGCTTCTTCATTGACTAATGCATTAAGGTCTGCAGAGAAGTCTGTCTCATAATTCAGTTCAGCTGTATCAAATACAACTTCACCGTCGAGATCTACATCTTCAGCCATAATTTTTCCATACATGGCAGCAAGATCTTCTTTCTTCATCTTTGTAGCTTTCGTGTACATTGCATTAATCATACCAGCTTTTGTACCTGGCATTTTCGGCATTGGGTCTTGTTTTGTTTGATCACCCTTACGCTTTGGCGCAGTTTTACCGGCATCTTGTGCTTTATCTACAGATGCGACAGACTGTGCTTCAGCATTTTTAGGGTCGTGAGCTGCTTCCACGATTTCGTTGTCATCATGGAGCTCAACTTCCTGATTGATTTCAGTCATTTATTTGACTCCTTATACTTTAGATTTGACCAACGAGAGGAAATTCTTAAACTCACGAACCTGAGTCTCATAGAGATCAGCGCGTGGAGCTTTCTTAATTTCAGTCTCCATTTTTTCAATTGCTTGTGGCTCAATAATGCCGTTGTTCCATACCCACTCAACACCTTCCATTACCCCATTAACGAAAGCGCTAGGTGCGGAGGGATCCTGAACAATGTCAACTGCATTAAGCAGAAAGTCGTCTTTAACGACCATTGCGCCATTAGTTCGCTGCAAGCTTCCCATACCACGAGTCGAAACACCCAGATTGACGCCGCCGTCGAGAAGACCTTTTACAATCTCACCCATTGGAGTACTCAAAATGCGTGCCTTGCCCACAACATCATTACCTTGCCAATTCAAGGATTCGATCTTGTGAGAAACTTTGTCTAAATTAACAGTCGGTCCTT